CTGAGCGAGCATCGCAGCGACAGGCATCCATTCCGGATCGAGGCCGATGCGGGTGGGCAGCTTGATCTGGTCGGCGCCCGCCACCACCTGGGCGACGTCCTCGACGGCGATCAACGCCTCGATCGGATAGATCAGGCTCGAGACGTTGCGGCGGGTCTTGAACACGCCCGGCGAACGGTCAACGATCGCCATAATCGACAGGTCTTCGTCTTCCTCACCGTGTGAAGCCGGTCGATACAGAACCGGCTCACCGAAGTGCAGGAGCTGGATCTTGGCTTCCCGAGCCAGGCGATCGTTGAGAATGCTCACGGTCAGCCTCGGTCATGGTTTCGGGCGTCGTGGTCAAGCTGCTGCTTCAACTGCATAAAGTCAAGATTCTGGCTGCGCAGCATCTGCTCCAGGTCGGCGATGCGGCGCTCGTGGGCGTCCATGTCTCGCCGGGCGTTGGTGACGTACGTCGCGACTCGCCACGCGAGCCCCACCGACGTCAGCACCGCTCCCAGAACCAGAGCGAGCGGCAGAGCGGTGTTCGCGTCAATAAGCTGCACTGTGCCGACCGTCGCCGAGCCAGCCGTCAACACGCCGAGCATCTTGAATTGAAGCATGCTCCTGTCCCTCGGCCGGCTACTTGAAAAACGGCGGCGCGTCGGGTGTAAGCCGTCCGAGCCGCCGTCGCTTCCGTCACGCGAGCAGTGCGCCGGCTTACGCCGCGTCGTACGTGCCCGGCTCGTCGATCCAGACGTTGATTTCGGTCTGGAGGTTGGCTCCGGCCTCTGCGGCCATGCCGAACTGGGCGACGTCGCCAGCCCCGGTGGTGTGTGCATTGTCGTCGACCTTGCCCTCAGAGCTGTCCCAGTTGACGCTGTCGCCCTGCTTGATGACCGCGGCGGACACCTTGGGCAGCCGGAAACAGCCGCTGATCGCGACGGGCCCCGTGCCAGCCTGAGCGATGTCGGTTACGGCGACTCCGACACGCACCTTCTTGGCGTCGGTGCCGCCGAGCACGACCACGTCACCGGCGCTGATCGCGGCGACGTTGGGTTCGGTGTATTGCACGGTGCTGTAGGGGCCCTGGACGAGATTCTTCATGGCTTCTCCTTCGCGATTCGGTCAGGCCGAATCCAGAAACGACCGCCAGGCTACGGGCGGGCGTTGACGCTTCAGTGTCGAGCAGAGAACCGGCGCACGCCGCCGTTCCCGTCGTTCGAGTTTCCCTCAGCGCTCATCTCTCCGGATTCCGGAGTGAAGAGCGCGATGATCACGCGACTGTCGATCCGAGCCTGCAGCCGACCGGCGTCCATGCCGATCGCTGCAGCAAACGCGTTCGGAACCGGCTCGCCGTCGCGGACGAAGCCGACGATTGAACCCGGGTTGACCGGCCGACCCTCGACCTCGGTCGGTCGGACGACGGCCAGCAGACCATCGGGAACATCGGCCGCGTCGTGCTGTTGAGCCTTCCTTGCCAATCGTCTGCTCCTGGTCACTGGTCTTGGGCGTCCGGTCGGTCAGTCGATCATCCCGGGTCGACCACACCGGTGTGCTTCTGCCAGTAACGCCAGTCGGCGATCTTCGCGGCCGCGACGTGTCGCAGCTTGAAGGTAATGCCGTCGACCGAGGGGCCGGAGTCGGTCTGCTCGACGAACGGCCGCCGATAGCCGCGGAGGAACACCATCCGGCTGTGGCGGCGGTTGCGCGGGCCGACGAGGTAGTACGCGGTGGTGCTGTCGTCGTCAAGCCGGCTGTCCGCCACGACGCGAAGCTGACGCAGGAACTGCGGGTTCGGCTCGCTGTTGGTCCCGCCGACCTTGACGGTGGACGTGACCAGCACCTCGCTGGTGGTGACCAGCGACTGCGGAACGAGCAGGGTTTCGGGCTGGATGTTGAGGCGGCGACCATCGGCAGCGCCGGACCGGCTCTCGATGCCCTTCTGCTTGGCCATCTTGGACCGCAGCGTGTCGAGCGTGGTCGCGGACGGCGGCGAGCTGGCGCCGTGGGTCAGGTTGCTGTGGTCCGCGTGGAACAGCGCTGTGCTGTCCTCGTTCATGGTCGGGTTGCTGGTGATCTGAGCGTAAGCCAGATCGTTTTCCAGCGACCGGGCGGCCCCGCCAAAGTCCATGGTCGAGGTCGTGAGAGCGTTCAGGTCATCGTTGACCATCGCTTCCCACGTCAGGCTGGCCAGGTATCCGTACTTGGCCAGCGTGACCCGCTCGTCCTTCTCGCCGAGGGCGGTGTAGGTGTAAACCTCGCCCTCGTAGACGCGAGGCGGAACCGGCGTAGAGCCGGCCGAGATCAGACGCTGCTCCTTGAAATCGGCAACCTCCATCGGGGCGGCCCATGCTTCCCACGTCGAAAACTCCTCGTCGTAGGCGGCCATGAGGGTCTTGCCCTGCACGTTCGCCAGGATGGAAGGGAAGTCGCTGGTGTTCATGCCGCCGCCGGCCAGAGCACGGCCGCCCACGCCGTGGCGCCACAGGGCCTGCTTGTCGCAGAGCACGCGGAACAGCTGGTGGCGGTCCATGTCGTTGTGATCGATCCCGAGGCTGTGCAGGCACTCGCGAGCGATCTCGACGAGGCTGCGGTCCAGCATGCGGGTGTGCAGGGCGTGGGGCTTCTCGATGTTCACGCCGGCCCGGATCGCCAGAGCGTCGTGGATGCCGTTGGCGAGCGCCACGCGGCCGTCCTCGCCGCCAGTGACGCTCACGCCATCCATCGGGCGATTGAGTTCAGCGTGCTTGGCCAGGGCGGCCTGCCGGACGCGGTCGACGCTGTCGCCGGCATTGATCTGCTCGTCGCACCAGGCCTCATCGAGACCGAGCTGGCGGGCGACGTTGCGGATCGCCAGAACGCGAGCACGTTCGGCCTGCCGGATCTGGGCGAGGTCGGTCGCGGGCGCCGCCGGCTGGCTCGACAGAGCGGACACGGGCTGATCCTGCTCCGGCGCGGCGGCCGGCTCAGCCGGAGCATCCTGCTTCGGCGCGGCATCCTGGGTTTCGCCGGGCAGCGCCTTGAGAAACGCCCACGCCTCGGATTCCGAGGCGTCGACGCTCAGGCCCTTGCTTTCGAGGAATCGACGGAGTTCGGGATTCATGGCTGGGTCCTTCTTCTGGCCCGCGGGCGACGGCCCGGGAATGGTGGGAGTCTGGTAGGTGGTGGACGAAAGCATCCCGTTCCGGTTGGCGGCGGGCTGCCCGACAAAGTCGACCGACATCAAGGCGCGAGGCCTGCCCAAACGAGCGATGACATCGCCCGTCTCGGGATCTGCGACACGCTCGTAATCGAACATCGCAACAACGGACATGCCCGCGTCGTGCGGGGCTTCCTCGGCGACGTCGAGCAGGTAAGACCGCAGGTCGCCGGTCGGGTTCGTCGCCGCGTATTTCCGAAGCTGCACGTCGGCCCGGAGCTGGTCGCCCTCGATGCGGGCATTCATGGCCCGGCCGACCATCGACATGACGCCGTCCTGACCCATCCAGTCCGCGGTGTAGTGACCGTGCGTCAGATGGACGCGAACGCCGTTTTCATGGCCGTTGAACAGTTCGAGCAGCATGGACAGCGAGGTCGCGTCCAGCTCGAAGCCGTGGCCGGCAGCGGGCCCGACCGTCGCGATGGACACGTTGCGGATCACGCCGGCCTCGCGGTCGACCGTCACGCCAGACTCGGCCAACGTGTGGATCGAACGCAGCCCCACCGCACGCGGTTCGGCCACCGGCGAGGCGGAAAGACCAACTGCCCTCCGTGCAATCTGCTTCACAGGATGGAGAAACCGCAGGCTCATGGTAGACCTATCGGCCGCACGAACTTTCATGCCCATTTTGGGCTCAGTCGTTGTCGGCCAACGCATTCATCACCACGTGCCGCGCCATGTCGCCGGCCGACGCCGTCGATTGGGATGCGGGCTGGGTCTGGTCCGGCTGCGGTTCGCCGTCTGCCGGAGGCTGTGGCGCCTCGGGTGGTTGCGGCGGCTGTGCGTATTCGGGAAAGATGATGCCTTTCGATTCCGCGTAGCGACGCTGCTCTTCGATGGCGTCCAGCAGGTTTCGCCAGTCCTGGCCGCGACGGTTGAGCATGTCGCCGCGATGGTCGAGCTGGTATTCGAGCTGCATGACAGCGGCCGCGGCTTCCTTGGCGGGATCGATCCACGGTCTGGGCGGCGGCTGCCAACTGCCTTCGAGGTAGCGGTAGGTCGTCTCCGCGTCATCGAAAAAGTCAGCCGCTTCGAGTCGCCCCTCAATGACCGCCAGCGTCGTGAACCGCTCGTAGATCGGACGCAGCACGGCGTCGATCAGTTCCTGCTGCTCAATGTCGATGCCGCGGTTGTCCTCCAGCATCGACTGGCGCTGTCCGCTGTAGGTCGTGCCGCTGAAGTCGCGGCTGATCAGCGGATAACTCAGGTCCACGCCGGCCGCAATCATGCCGGTCTGCCGGTTCATGTAGCGGTCATAGTTGCTGCCAGGCCGCCGGGGGTCCAGCATCTTGATGTCTTCACCGGGCGCCAGCTCAGGGATGGTGCCTGGTCCGAAGTTGATCTCGCGGTACGTCGAGCCGTTTTCCGTAGCCGCGCCGTCCCCATCAGCCCCAAGCTCGGGGCTCTGGCCACGCCCGTATCCGATCGGGCCGGGGCCCATTTCGGGGTTCTTGGTGATCGCAAACGCGAGAAACGCTTCCAGCTTCTTGGCCGTCTGCTCCGCGGAATCGTACGCCTGGCGTTGCCACATCTGACGCAACACCGGAGCCATTTCCGACGCCGAAATCAGCTCACGCGGCCGCGACTGGCGATGCAGGTGAAGCACGCGATCGGCCGGAATGCGTTCGGGCGTCGTGCCCGCAATGCTCATGTCGCTTTGGATGGCGTGATCGTCAAGCCTGACGTGGTACGCCAGCGGTCGACCCCGCTTGTCCATTTCGATGCCGCCGCGGATCTCATTCCCGTTGGACAAACGCGAGTCCAGATCCGTCGCGAGTTGTTCAACCTCGAACACCTGCAACTGCAGGCCGACATCGTTGGGCCTTCGCTCGTAGCCAAGCACGACGAACCCGTTGCCGACAGTGACGCGCTCGTCCACCAGCAGACGCATGATCTGATTCAGCGTCTTCTGGTGCTCTCGGTCGACCAGGTGCTGGTTGTTGGCCCAACGGTTCCAGAGCAGGTCCCGGCGGCGGTTGTAGTCGGCGATCAGCTCGCCGTTGATGTCGCGCGCCTGTGAAAGCGGCGTAATGCCGGTTCCGACGACGTGCCGACGCTTTGTGGAACGGATCGATGCGGCCAGCCAGTCATCGCGTGACGCCTGCCGCGCGCGGGCGTTGATGGTCGCCATGTCGCCGATCACGGCTTGGTCAGCCGACGCGCGGCGGGCCGTCCAGTCGGAAACCGTGCGGTCACGCGACGCGGCGCCGTAGATCGACAGCGCCTTGAGCAGGCGCTTTGCGATCGCCGGCCGGTTGAGCACCCATCCCATGAGGCGGTCGAACATGAGCGGGCTCACAGGGTCGGGGGAGACATGGGCCGACCGGCCGAGAACATCCCATGTCGCGAGCGGGCGATGCGGGCCTGCAGCTTGTCGCGCAGCGCGATCAACTCGGTGAGCGACATGAAACGCAGCTCCCGGCCGTTGATCTTGCTTTCGATGACCCCATCGGTGTTGCCAGCGATGGCGGTCTCGATCTGGGTGAGCAGTTCGGCGTCGGTCATGGTGTCAGTATCGGCCAGCCCGACAAAGCCGCCCACGTTCGCTCAGTCCGCCGTCTCGGTCATCCCCCGGCACTTGACCCCCTGCTTCTTCAGCAACGCCATGACCTTGCGTTGCTCCGCGCGGTCGCGACACTGCGCCACGACCGAGAAACCCGACGCGGGCGGGCCCTGCTCAGCCTCCCGTTCGATGGACACCTCGCCCGAACCGATGGACGCCTCCAGCTCGCGGTGCATGGTTTCGATCGCCTCGCTGATTTCGTCGTTGTCGAACCCGCTCAGCGTCGCGTCGATCTCGCCGGCCAGAAGATCCTCCAGCACGCGGCCGAGCTGGATGGCTTCCCAGTCGCCAGAGATCTTGTTGAGGGCGAGGTTGAGCGCTTTTTCGTGCTCAACGTCGAGATCCACGACCGCAGCGTTGGCGTGTTCGTACCCTTCGGCCAGCAGCACCTTCAAGGTCTGGTGTCCGCCGACCAGATGGCCGGTGCGGTTGTTCCACACCAGCACCTGAGCGTGCCCGAACCGGCGAATGGAGGTTCTGAGCCGCTCGAACTCGTCGTCGCCCGGCTGAAGGTCCTTTCTGGGGTTGTACGGAGCCGGATTGACGTCGCTCAGCGCGATCTGCTGGATGGGATGGGCCGTGGGCGTTGCCGGTTCGGTCTTGCGGATGATCTTCTTGGCCATGGTTATCCCAGAAAGCCCGAAAATGACCCCGGAGTCGGGGCCCGGGCGGGTTTCGATGGTGCTGCTGACCGTTTCGCCGGCTTCGGGCGCTCCATGACGCCGATCCTGGCGTCCGTTTCACGCAGCAGAGGCACGTTGAGCATGTCCGCCATGGCCG